CTAAATTAAATTTTTTAACAACCCTGCTTGGGGCACCCTTGGGGCAGTGGCCGCCAGTCTCTGATTCAGTATATCAACCTGTGACTGGTTGTTGTCGGCCATCCATGCACCATATACTGTATAGACCATCTGAGCATTTGCATGCCCCATTTGTGCGGCAATAAAATTGGGATTGGCGCCAGCGGCGAGTGACCAGCAGGCATAAGTGTGTCGGGACTGATACGCTTTCCTGTATCGTAAACCAGCTCGTCTCATCGCTGATTCCCATATCCTGTTTAGTGACGTTGCAGCATAATGCGTTCCGGACTTTCCTGAGCGAGTGGTAAGCTGAGGGTTGAATACGAAGGTACATGAATGTGCGCTTGTCCGGCCAAATTCGCGTAGCTTCACCTCAACTTTATGCTGTTTACCCAGCTTTGTGAATGATGCCTGATTTTTTAATGCATCAATCGCAGGTTGTATCAGATGTATCACCCTGTCGGTTCCTGCCTGGGTTTTCGGCAGGGTGAACTCTTTAGCCTGAGTGTAGTTTCTCCTGACAACCAAAGTCCCCGCTTTAATATCAATGTCCTCCCACGCCAGCGCGCACAATTCTCCATGTCGCAGGCCGGTGTAAACTGCAAGTGACCAGATATTTTTGATTTGCTGGTGGTGGCAGGCGTCAATGAGTCGCGTAAACTCTTCCCTTGTAAGTGGATCTGGTTCAGTTTTTGCGCGTTTCAGCGTAGATATTTCACTGAACGGGTTTTGTGAAATATAACCGTTGCTCGCTGCAAACTGGAACATCCCACAGATAATCCCCATATAAGAGTTTACTGTTGCTACGCTACGTCCCTTCGGTGTTAATTCACGGTTTGGCCTCACTATCTGATAACCAGTCATCAGTTCCCGCCTGAAAACAAGCAGATCCTCCTGTGTTACAGCAGAAGCAAGAACCTGCCCCCCAAGCAAAGAAACACTCGTTTTCACGATCGACTCATAACGAATCATCGTGTTTCTCGATATTTCCATTTCCTTGAGCCCGAGCCATTTATCCGCCAGTTTAGCGATGGTGATATCTTTATTCACCACGCCGAACTGTTTCAGGTTTGGCGAGTCAGGAAACCGTTCCGCATAGTTAAAACTACCTGTCTTAATCAAAAAACAGACAGACGCCCGTAACTCACCTGCAATTTTGCGATTTTTAGGGGTGTCAGGCACCCCCAGATTTTCACGTACGCGCTTCCCTTTGTAGTGGAAGCAGATCCGGAGTTTACCTCCGTGGTTTTCAACGCCGGTTGGATAGGCCGGTTTAGCCATAATTCCTCCTGCGTCCAAGAGCTTCATCAGATTACATCCTCATCAGATTAAGTCAAAGATCGAAGTCCGGATCTGGCAGATTCTTGATCCAGCGATTTATTGTCGGAATGTGGTACAGACACTCGCTGGTGGGCTTGGGATGCCCGTCTGGTGCTACGTGTTTATACTCCCGCCCGAGCAACCATGATTCCTTGCGCGCCCGTAAAATGGTTCCAGGTTTCAGACCAGTAACCGCTATCAATAATTTATCGGTAACCCACTCATTGGGAACCAGTTGAATAATTGTCTGCATACCAGCTCCTCACACCACATTCAGACCACGGCAATGGCACCAGACTTCAAACATCCGCTTAACCACTTCCCGGCAGTAGAATCCGTAATCGTCACGCGTCAGGTCATAGCGGTTTCCGTATCGCTGACGAACCCATAGTTCAAAAGCCTTGTTCATTACCCACCTCACAAACTGCCCGCATAGACAGCACCAGCGACCATCGCAGTAGAATAAAGAGTGCTGGCAGTTAGGCGTCGAATGTTCCCACACTGCATACCGCCAATCACGACAGGGTTCTCGATTTTGTTGCTCATCGTTTTCTCCAGTGGCCCCGCAGCGGGCCATCGCTAATATTCAGTTTGCCTGTGCTGGCAGATTTCTAAGTTTCCGGACGCCGATCATTGCGGTGGCTACGTAGCTGGTGGCCCGGTTAACTACTTCGACAGGAACCTTTACGCCATCCACTACAACGGTGTAATTGGTAACGTGCTTTTGTCTGCCGTAATCGCCGAACTTCTCATGATGCGCTGCCAGTGCAACATCACATGCGCGACGGCCCAATGGCGATTGCTTACTGCGATTTATAAGGCGCATAAAACCTCCTCAGGCGGGAGGGCGTAACCCCTCCCGATGCAATTAGCCGATGTATTCCGGTTTCATATCGTCCAGGGTGACGCGGTACTTATCGTGCAGTTCGTCGCCAAGATGACGTTTAGCAGCGCCAAGCGTGCTTTCAGCTTTAGCAAACATCTCTGCGGCTTCCGGTTCGCCAGGGTTTGGAATTGAGTTGATCACTGCCTCGACTTTGTTCTGTGCATCGACCTGGTAATAGCGCTTCACTGCTTTGTTTTTTAATTCGGTGAACAGCGCAGTACCCAGCAACGCTTTCTGTGATTCGATATCCGCACGGATTGCTTTTGCCTGATCAACGGAACTTGCTGTATCAATGCGTTCGCGAAGATCGTCGGCAACAGCATCAACGTTAGCTGCCGACTCCTGCGCGCTGGTCCTGGTGCTAACCTCGCTGGTGATTTCCTGTACGCTCATGCGCTGGACTGGAGCAGGGTTAATCTCGCGTTCTTCTCGTTGCTTAACCTCATCAGGGCTGTACACGCCGAGGATCACTTCCGGGCAGTACAGGCGAGCCCAATATTTAACGCCCAGATAGGCAATTTGCTGTTTAGGGTTTGAAACCCATAGCGGAGAATTGCGGGTAACAACGCCGGAGAGGTAAAGAGGTTCTCCCCAGGTGATTTCAGATTCACCTCGCAGAATGGCACCAACCTGAACGAACAGGCCGATCTCGTCCTCATCTGTCCAGCCACGAACGCGCTCAGTGACGGTGTACTTCCCATTTTTACCGTTTTTATCGCGTGTGATTTCCTGTGTCCTGGTGCAGCGCTCCCAGTCACCCCCATAGCGGTAATGAAAACGGCCATGAATGGCACTGGAGCTTGCGATTACTGCGTTGACCAGTTGTGCCTCGTAACCAAGAACACCGTTAACCAGGTGTGTTTTCTGAGCCACAGCGTAAGGGTTCATGCCCCATTGCATAGCCTGCATGACGATAGCCATACAGTCGGCTGGTTTCCCTGCAAGGTGTGCCGGTACCGTCACCTGTGAGTCTGCCATCAGGTTAGCGAAAGCTGTTAACTGACCCAGTGCCTGAACGTTAAAAATTGCGTTACTGGCAGAAATGGTGTTTGGTGCCTGCTGCTCAGTGGTAACAATATTTGTGTTTTCCATGATTTTCCCCTTATGCCTGTACGCGCAACGCTTCAAGGCGGCGCACATCAAAATCGTTCAGTTCGTCGGTGTAGTCTTCTGTGATAGGCGCTGGCCATTCACCAGTGTCGAAGCCGTTTGCTATCGCTCGCATTGTTTTGCGGTATTCCAGCATGCCAAGTTCCAGCAACTCGGTAGACGCCTCAATGATGGCGACCCAGTGGTAGTTCTCGTCTTTGTTGACGAAAATCCAGAAAAACTGGTCCAGCGCCGCAGTTTCGCAGTACATGGCCGCGCTCAGGTGATAGTCCCGATCGATGATTTCCCGGTGCAACTTCGCACGCAGGCCTTCCTGCTTGATGTTCCACATGCTGATAGTTTTCAGGTCGGCGCCAATGCGCAGGCCGCCCATATCGAGCTCAAGGTCAGGGCGTACCCGAACTTCCAACCCGGTTTCCTCATCAATCCCAAAATAGCTAACCTCGACAGCGCGGCTTGGGTGAGTCAGCAATTTGCCGGCGGTCGGGTGCTCCAGCAGGGCTTTCTGAATGTTCAGAGCGGTGCTGAGCTGTTGGCGGGTGACCAGCACTTTCCCTTCGGTGTTCTCCCGCCACGCATCCAGCAATTCGTCGGCGAATACCGCTGCCGGGTTGACTGATTTCACGGCCTGAATCAGTTCGGCCTTCGTGCCAGAGACTTTCAACGGCGACGATTTTTGCGCTTCCTGAGCGACCAGGTCAGGGTTGATTATTGCCAGTTGCTCCAGCAGCGCGTCACGGCTGCAGCTGGTTTTAACCGGCGCGGGCAGGGTGGCGTTGTACTCTTTGATGCAGGCTTTCATCGCCGTGGCTGTATGTTTGGTGCCGTTTTCAATGCGCTGGAATTCTTCGGGAAGCTGCTCATACGATGCATAGGTTTCATCTACCGAAGCTCCAAGCGGCATCTGCGACGGCAGGGTGGCGTTGTACTCTTCCAGCAGCGCTTTGATATCGTCAGCACTCAGCAGCGCTGGCAGGCTGGCGTTGTGCGCGTCGATGAACTCGCGCAGGGTGGCGGTGGTGGTGAAAGCACCCTCAGGGATCTCCGGCTCTACGCTGAACTCCGCTTCGAGGTTTTCCGGCTGTAGAGCCAGAACATGTACCAGGTTGCCCATATCAAGCACTGGAGAGCGCTCTTTGACGATAGTCTTCTCTACGTGACGCGCGTTAAAGTACATCAGCGACACGCGAGCATCTTTCACCTGAGTTGAGCTGATCCCGTTGGCGGCGTGGTAAACCTCGTTTGGTACACCTTCATAGCGGCCCGGCTCGAAGTATTCCGGCCAGGCTGCTTCTGGCTCTTCTTGTTGCGATTCCGGTACGTTTTGTTGCGCCTCAGGTTCAGATTGGCTCACAGAATCGTTGTTCTGGTGCGTCTCAGTCTGATTCTGGTTCTCTACGGTAACTGCTTCTTTACCAGTACCCAGATCGCCTTCGCCTGCCTGCACCGCATCACCAGCCTGTTTTTCATCACTGTCAGCTTTTTGAACCTGCACATTGCTGGTGGTCTCCGGATTCGTTTCTGTGCCATGAGTTGATGAGTTCTGCATTAAAGCGGACACGTCGAAAATACCGTTGCCAACATTTTTAACCAGTTCAGGTTCGGTGGTCGGCTGGCTTGTCCCGGTTTTCACCCATTTTGGGTCGTTCGGGTCGCTGATGCCTTCCACATATTCACCGCGCGCGGCGGCAAGCTGTCGGTTGGCTTCTTCTACCGCGTCTTTTTCCGGAGTGTGTCGGGCAGCCGTGAGAGCTTCCTCGGTGGGGTTCTCGTGATCAGTCTCCGTTAAGTTGGCGTTGATATACCCCTGAAGGCGTCCGGGGTAGTGATAAAACTCAGAGTGTGCGCTTCGGATCAGCGCGAAAATAGCGGCGCGGGAATAATCCAGGATACCGGGCGTTGCGCGAAGTGCTGCGGACCATTCTTTGAACGGACTTTCCTTTTTCTTTACGATTTCTTTTGCGCGACGGTAAACGCTGCCAGGTAGCTCATAGATATTAAAGTCCATAGGCAAAGTGGCCATTGCAATCTCTACGTCCAGAGTATCAAGAGTATGTTCGTAATCAGGGTTACGGTCAGTCTTATTGCCACCGCCAGCGTTGGCGCCGCTTTCAGTGCGCTGAATAGCCGATACACGGTTGCCTTTCGCCCACTCCTTAACGAGCAAACCGCGATCGATATGCTCCGTCTCGAACCATGTTTTAAGGAACTGGATAACAGTCGCCAGTTCAGGAGTTTTTCCATCGACAGGGAATATTTTTTTAACGGCATTCACTATTTTGTGAATGTCATGTTCAATGGCTTTCTTGAACGCTTCAACATTCTCGGCGGCAAGCAGCAGGTTCTGGACATATGAATTATCGGTGTCCATTTCGAGACGCAGAATTTCTTTTTTCTGGGAGGCGTCGACGTGATAAAGATACTCACCTTCACCTATGTACTGAGCAAGAACGCGGTGACGGAGAGGCATAGTTGCGACAACAGTCAGCTCGGGGGCTGGGGTAGGGCTGTTGCCTTTGTTCTCAAAATTTTCGGAGTGGTCTTCCAATACCTCGCCTGTTTCGGTATCAACACCGTCAACGATGTGCTGGCGGGCCACGGCGGCGGCTTCAGATGATGGCAGGGTGACGCCGGGGATTTGTTCCCAAGTCATGCCATCTTCACCGAGGCGATAATAATTAGTGAAGGTAAAACTTATTTCACTTTCCGGCGGCAGCTCGTTGACTACCGGAAAATTGGTGCGGATCGGCCTTGCATAATCCTTACCGCGGCCGGTTTCAATTTCAGCATCTTCCAGAACGACATCCAGCATAAGGTTGGCGCGCGCTTCTGATTTTGCAGTGAACCAGACCGTCGCATCTTGCTTTCCGGATTTCTGCGTAGCTTTTACTACATAGAAAAATTCCATGTGAGATCCTCTTTTTTAGATGTAAGATCCCCGGGCCAGAGATAGCGCCCATTGGGTGAACTTTGGTTTTTTGTGTAGTTTTCCGGTGGAACTTTGGTCGGTGTCACCGGACGTATGGGCCGCCTTGCGCGGCTTTTACGTTAACTTTCGGGCGCCATTTGGTCGTATGAGGCACAACGTACAGAGCAGTAATCGCGCTCTTCATGTGTCAGCTGCGCGCCGCGAATCAGCATCAGCTCGTTTTTTACTTCTTTGCCTTGCTCAATCGGCTTTCCACACAGGTGGTAAGCGCATGTCTTTTGTTTAAGCATCCGGATCTCCTTTCTGCGCCAGCAGGTAGCAGAGGCGGCGGATTAAAACCTCAATCCGGTTGAGCGGGACGGCCTGCTGTCGAGCTGGTTTACGTGCGAAATCAATCATTCTCACCCTCGTTTGCCTTATCGCCGGCCAGCGGAACGTTTATCACCTTCTGCGCGTTAACTTTTCCACCTCATTCCGGTCTTCGTATGCCCCGGACGGCTACTTCGTGGGCGTCCTGCCTCGGTGGTTCGTTGTTGCTATGGAATAAGTAAAGCATTATTTTACTTTATAGTCAACCAATGCGGAATTGAAGTGTAAGGCAAGGCTGTACAACAAGCGTGTTCATTTTTGAACTATGTGTAGCCGCTCAATATGTATATGATTAAAAAAACATCAGTAAGGGGTGGTTATGGATCGTGACGAGCTGGAAGAAGACCGTGCGGCATTCATTGCGGGTGAGATTGGCGGCGCAGTGGTCGAATTGATAATCGACGGCGTAGTGATTAACCGTGATGCAATCGTTGAACGTCTGGAGGAGAAGCGGAGGAGAGTCGGGAACGTTATTCACAAAGGTGTATTACGGGATGCGGCTGCTATGGTGAGAAAAGGGCAATAAAAAACCCGGCGCGAAGGCCGGGAGTCAAAACTTTACTGGAAACTTTTAATCATAAGATTTTTCTTGACGTAATTCAGTCTCTCGTTGTGTATTTCTGTAACCGTCGCAATCACGCTAACACGCTCCCCTACCTTATATTTACTTTGTAAGTTACCAAGCATTTCAATAGGATATGAGCATTTAAACTTGCCGAATTCATTGACTATTTCCAATTTCCCGAACATAGATAATAAAGCTAATTCACCGGTAATAATCTCATCGTAAGGTTTGGATACATGTGTGGTCATTAGGCGCTGAGATAACTTACGTAAACGTTCATTGTTCAATGAAACATGGCGTTTTCCATTACTAAGAGGGCCAACCCAACTAAGATCAAAGTTTAAGTTGTTTTTTTCACATTCTTGGGCAATTTTTTGCAAACTGGCGGCAGAATTTGTACCTATTTCAGCAATTTTCGAGATGAACTCAACGTCATTATCTGTGCCTAAAAGTGAAAAAATCTCCTTAACAGCGTGGCTCGAAACAGTATCAACTAATTCACACGATCCTGTTGAAAAGGTGATAGCTAACCTTGTTGAGCCTGGTGTTAAGTCAGCAAGCCGCATATCTAGTTGTGTTCTTATACTTTGCGGTACTCTACTGGAGTCTTTACCGCTTGAGATTCTGTGTGTCGCTTTTTGAATTAGCCCAGCCAGGCTGCCAGATAATGCAGAAAGAAGCTCTAAAGGAATTGTTCCAAAATCAACCAAAGCCCCTCTGAGGCGCAACTCCATGAAGTCAACCAGTGGGTGTCTCGACTCGATGTGACGTTTTTCTTCCAGTAAATCGCTTAAATGAGAATCCATAGAGTTGAATAAAACTCTATCAGCAAAAGTGTGGTTACTCGTTAGGGAAAGAGAGTCAACCTCACGCTGAACGAAAGCAATTCTGTCATTTAATGACTTGAAAATTTTATCATCGTTCATAGCATGATCCTCACCAAACCCTTTGGATTCTCCTTACGATCAAAACCAAACCAACCGCGCCAGTAACTTCTTCTCTCACTATAGTTAACTTGAGGGTGGTTTTCAGCCAAGAGCAGAACATCAATATCAAAATTCTGCTTTACGTATTGACGATCCAGCATTGCTCCTACTTGACCATGCAATGTAGAAGGTAACTGATTCAATGCTTGATAATCTAAAACTAAAAGTAAATCAATATCATCTGGCTCTGGTTTTTCTGTAGTAAACGAACCATCTATCCAAACTTCGCTAAAACATTTTATTTGCAGGTTAATGTCGCGAATGAATTTCATGTACTGTATATATTTACAGTACAAATCATTTCGACGCAATGACTTTGGAAAGCTATCAACACATAAACGCTTCAGTCCATCGTCATCAAAATCATGGAAACCCGCGGTAAGTAACGGGGGAAAACACAACTTTTGCATGCATTGCCTTGCTGTAAGTATTTATGTTTTTGTGTAGTGTCGAGTTTTTGACCTAAGTGTTATTTTCGTATGCGTCGTGAAAAATGTGCCTTACTTGTTAGGCACACGATAATAAATTTACATCATACTAACCATTTGAAAATAAATGTATTATTCTGGTTCGCTTCTAATCCTTCGCCCCATGTACTTCGCATACAGTTCGTCGAGTTCTTTCAATCGCAGAGATACGATCCGCAACATGTTCTGCTGCTCTTCTTCCGGTAACTGGCGATAGAGCTCAAGCAGGCGCTGTTCGTCAGGTTTAAGTCCGTCTTTCTCTCCGACATCCTCACCAAGCAGCCACGGAATTGATACGCCAGCAGCATCAGCGATAGCTAATGCGGAGCTTTTACTAATTCTTCCTGTTTTGAACCAACTGGAAACTGCTTGTTTGCTGACACCAGCTACCCTGGCCATCTCTGTTTTAGAGAAACCCTTCTTATTTAACTCTGCCAGCCTGGAGATCAGGCCATTCGTCAGTGTGTTATCGCTCATCACCGCATTGTAAATGATTGCTTTACTTGTAGGTAGGCATGCGTAGTTTGACTTGTTGGTAAAATGATGCTTTACTTTTGCCATCTAAGGAGGTCCTATGACTGGTATTGAAAAAGCAATTCAAAAATTTGGAACAGGGGCTGCTCTTGGAAGAGCGCTTGGATTTTCAAAAATGACAATTTCCAACTGGAAAAAGACCGGGATTCCCCCCGATCACATTCGTTCAGTTTTCGAACTTACAGGTGTTACGCCACATGAGTTACGGCCTGACTTGTATCCAAATCCAACAGATGCATTACCAAGCCAAGAGGCATCAGCCAAATAACCATAGAGGATATTTACCCATGGAGAACGCAATTGCACGAAAGTTAGACCCACCAGAAATCAACCCGATTGAGATAGAGAGTGTCCTGCTCAACCGGCTTGCATCAGTAGGGCAGAAATCATACGCCGAGCATATGGGCATCAGCGAGTCGACAGTCAGCAGGCGTAAAGCTGAGGGATATTTCTGCAACATGGCGAAAGAGCTGGCTTTTCTTGGGATTCAGGCCGCGCCACCGGAAGCGGTACTGGTATCCAGAAACTATCTCACAGCCGTAGAGATTCTCGCTGATGCCGGGCTAAAGGCTGAACGAGCCAGGCCGGATGCGCTGGGGTGGGACTGAAAATGGTAGCAACCAAAAAGGCGAAAGCCGCGGTGAGGGGTCACCAACGGCTTTCTGGTGGAATTAACTGGATCAATTCACAGGAGTAATTATGGCAAACACTGCTGAAGTAATCAATTTTCCTGTGCCTGACGTGGCACATAAGGAGCCGCGCGTGGCAGATCTCGATGATGGGTTTACGCGCATCGCCAATGAGATCCTTGAGGCTGTAATGCATGCAGGTTTGTCGCAGCATCAGCTTTTGGTGTTCATGGCTGTCATGCGCAAAACATACGGCTTCAATAAGAAATCTGACTGGGTCAGTAACGAGCAGCTCTCGGTGCTGACCGGCATTCTCCCTCATAAGTGCTCATCTGCAAAAAGCGCCCTGGTTAAGCGGGGGATATTAACTCAAACCGGTCGTGTTATCGGGATTAATAAAACGGTCAGCGAATGGTCATCTTTACCTGTAAAAGGTACAGAAAAAAAACCTTACCTGGAAAAGGTAAATTTACCTGAATCAGGTAAGAAAAGTTTACCCGAATCAGGTAACGGCTATTACCCAAATCAGGTAAACACAAAAGACACTATTACAAAAGACAGTAAAGACAATAGTAATAAACCCCCTAAACCCCCCCGGGCGGTTTCGTTCGATGCATCAAGTGTTCAGTTGCCTGACTGGCTGTCTTCGATCACCTGGTCTTCATGGGTTGAATACCGCCGTGACCTGAAAAAGCCGATCAAGTCTCAGCAGACCGTGACGCAGGCTATCAACCTGCTCGACCGCTGCAGGCTGAACGGATACACACCTGAAGAAATTATTAACCGCAGTATTGCGAATGGCTGGCAGGGTCTGTTCGAACCTGACGGACAGGCGAAGCGCAGCAGAGATACCGATCAGGAAAGTATCCACTGGAACAGCCCGGATGCATGGAGGGATTTCCTATGAAACCTGAACTCTACCGCGCAATAAACAATCGGGATGGCGCAGCGATGGCAAGCATAGCCAGGGGTAACCCTGAGCATGGCCGGGTTGTGAATTCAGACGCTGAGCGCCTTGTTGACGCGCTGTTCATGCAACTGAAGCAGATTTTCCCGGCCGCGACGCAAACCAATCTCCGCTCCGATGCTGACGAGCGAGTAGCTAAGCAGCAGTGGATAGCGGCATTTTCAGAAAATGGCATCCGCACCCGCAAGCAGCTATCCGCCGGAATGCAGAAAGCCCGTTCCAGCCAGTCTCCGTTCTGGCCGTCGCCAGGTCAGTTTATTTCGTGGTGCCGTGAGGGGAGTGGAGCACTAGGGGTCAGTGTTGACGACATCATGGACGAATACTGGCGTTGGAGAAAGCTGGTTTTCCGTTATCCGACCAGTGAGCAGTTCCCCTGGAGAGATAAAAATCCGCTGTATTACCACGTCTGCCTGGAGCTGCGCCGCCGTGGAACTGAGGGGCAATTAAGTGAAAAGGAACTTATCCGGGCCGCTGGCGACATCCTGCATGACTGGGAAAAGCGAGCTCTTGCAGGTAAACCCATACCGCCTGTTCGTCGCGCTTTATCCGCGCCGTCGCGGGATCGCGGTCCAACGCCAGCCGAGTTGTTAATGGCGAAATACAAACAACGCAAAGACGCCGGTCTGATTTAACAGGAGCAACCAAATGAAAGAACGTGGAATAACTGATGGTTTAACCATGAATCAGCTTGCAGAACGTAATGCTGAACACGTAACTACTATAGCGGCACTGGAAGCCAGATGCGCGGCGCTGGTAGCGGAGAATGCGGGGCTGAAATACCAAGAGCCAGCCGGATACCACGTCATCAAAGAGTGCGGAAAGGTTGGCTGTAGTGTTGCAACGCTTGAGGAGGCCGAGAAAACGCGGGACTTCTGGAATAAAAAGTGGACTATCAGGCCGTATTTCTACTCCGCAGCACCAGCGCCGGTAGTGCCGGAGGAAATGCCAAAAGGCCTGGCGGATCAAATTGTCAGTCTGCTGGCTCATAACATTGGCGATAAGTTTTTGGCTCAGAAAATCTGGAACGCCTGTCGCGCTGCCATGCTTCAGGGTAGCAAACCTGTAAGTAATCGTGATGAGTTGCTATACGCAAAGGTTAAGGCAGTCGCTGACCTGTACGCCCTGTACTGGAAATCGGGAGAAGTGGTTACTTATACGCCTAACCCAGAAAAGGCGACCATCTGGCTAAATAACTACTCGGGAACTTGCGTTCAGAAATACGTGAAGCTTGAACGGCTGCAAGAAGCGCTGGCTGGCAACTCTCCGGTAATTCCGGATGGTTACGCACTTGTCCCCGTTGAACCAACGGACGAAATGATAGCGGCAGCGATGGAATGTGATGATGTGGTTTTCGACAGTAAAGATCCAACCGCATTCTGTGTTCAGTTTCGGGAAATATATTGCGCGATGGTGGATACCGCACCAAAACCAGAGCAGAGCTAA